TACGTCCGTTCTTGTTAGCCATCAGACTCGCAAGTATGCTCTGCCTTGTGCATCTTGATCTCCAATCTGACAGGAAGCAAAGTTAACAAATAGTGTAGCCCATTTCGAGGCATCTGCTGTATGTGGACCGAAGCGATTCTTCACTGCAGCCACACGTAACATCCCTTCTCCTGGGTCATAACCTAATGTAAGTATCAGTGCGGGTAACTGACTGACCTTACCGTGGATAGCACGTCGTGGTGGTGGCATCATTGGAGATCCATACTCACTCTGTTCTGATACGTGATGGAGTACTAAGACACAAGCCTCTGTCTTGCGTGCCATATCGTGCAACTCCATCATAATTGCACGTAGCCCTGCCCATTCGTTGTCTGTTTCGGCAGCAACATTCATTAAGTTATCGATGATAATTAACTCAGGTGCTATGCCAAAGAGTTCAACGTAGGCTTTGATTTCTAATTCAATGTCATCTAGCGATGGACTTGAATCAAAGACCCACTGTATATGTGACATCTTAGATAGATGTTGAGCATAGTAGTCAGGTTTGTAATCCATATTGGTTTCAACTGTTAACTGTGTGTGCCCTGAGATCTGCGCTGCAGATCGCATTAGCACGGTAGCAGTATCAGTATCTGCGGAAAAGAAAAGTGTTGGTACCTTTGCCTTGATTGCATAGACAAGAGCAAACATACTCTTACCAGCATTAGGTGCAGCAGCGACCATACACACTTGCCCTCGTCTAAACTTAATGGACTCACTAGCCAAGCCAGTCCATACATCAGGCAATGGCACAGCCTTGGTAGTGCTGGTACCCAGTGCCCTCTTTAGATCAAGCAACTTCCTCATCCCCTCCAAGATTTATTCTGCGAACTCTTCTTACCGCAAGGCGTTCACGTGGTGACAAACCGCCCCATATTCCGAACTGTTCCTTGTGGATTCCCCACTCAGCACATTCGATCTTATGAGTGCAACCCTTGCAGATTGATTTCGCATACTGACTTTCACTGAAACTTACTGTTCCTTCTTTGTCAGGGAACCAGAAGTCTCCACCTATCTGTGCACATAGCGGGTTCTCGTACTCACGAGGTTCCCGCATCGTATTATCTTAGGAAGATAGGGTCGCACTTATCTGCTGCACCCTTTGGTGCAGAGCACATCCACGCTTTCCAAGGTCCACGTGCTGATGTTCCAGTACGGAAGGTCATATTGCCGTGCTTGCAGGTAGGTGCCTGTCCTTCAGTAACTACTGGAGCAGGTGCTGCAACTGGTGTTGCGTTAAAAGATTCTGCAACTGATGCAACTGTTGGTGCTGGAGTGTAATTTGTTTTACCTACTAGTTCAGAACCTGTTGCACGAATGTTTGCAGCATTCATAGCAAGGTCTGCAAGACCTGCTTCTAACTCTGTTGCACTTGCTGCGTAAAGATTAATAAGAGTTCCATCACTTAACTTGTAATTGATTTGGAACTTTGTGCCTTCTGTAGCCATTTACTTTCCTCCAGTTTGTTTGATTTGTAACCGTTGTGATTCACTGCCTGACTTCTTAGGTACAAACCCAAGTAGTTTTTCTACCTCTTCACTGTCAATACTTTCACGACCCTTGACAGTTGTCCAACTGACTTCTACTCCACTAGGTGTGATACCTAGTAGTCCTTCAAAAGAAGTCTTCAAAGAATCTTGGTGCTTTTCTAACTCTTTAATCTGCGCTGCTAACTGTAAGTACAACAGCGCATTTCTGTCAATATCAGCATCATCAATGATTACATCACTGACTGCCGTATGTTCTTTTTTTATACCAACGCATCCCATCTCACCTGATGCGTCATAGAACTTACAGTAGAACTTACAGTAACTACTATCTCGTTCTGGATCTGGTGCCTCTGTTGCAGTCTTGATTGCTTCTAGCCAATTCAATGCTTGCAGTGCAACTGTCTCATCATAATCTTCTGTATGTACTTTGATATCTCGTTCGTCACCATCACGTGCAATAGCAACCAGAGACACACGCTTTACATCGTGACCATTCTTTGCTAGTAGATAGCCATAAGTCTGCACCTGCCAGCGTTGCTGTGTCGATGGGAAGTACGAAAGGTTTTTCACCTTGCTCGTCTTCCAGTCAATGACATCGCCTGTTCCTGGTACGAAGCAGTCGATGTGTGCTTTCATACCGTTGTACTCAACAGATGTTTCAATCAGCACATCAGGATTATCTGCTAGTGCTCGCTCAATCTCTGCGTGAATAGCAGTACCCATAATGGCTGCTAACTTCATCTCGTTCTCATTGGTTTCAGGCTGATCGTTTAATCTGTACCAGACTTTACGACGACAGCCACCCAACTCTGACGGTCCTATCTGTACCTGTGTAGAACGTGAACGCTTAGCATCAACTGCACGTAGTGCAGTAAGTAGCAGTTCCTTTGGGTCAGTCATTGGTTTGCCCTCTTTCGTGCAATAAGAAAGCAAGTCTACACGCTTTCCATCCCTGCTCAAACCAGTAATGTGCAGCGTATTCACCTGTCGCAATAACATCTTTGAACTCTGGTTTTACATAATCGTAAGTATTAAACTCCATTGCTACATCCTTTCCTGGACTACTAACTGTATGGGCTTACCAGTATTGGAGTCAAGGACCGACGCGATCTCTACTGCCTTCCTAGCGTGTCGCTTGGCGTAGGCTAACTCCATATCAGGCTTGACAATTGAATACAGATAGCCAAGAGCAAGTTGACCCCCACTACCAATGCCGTACGTTCCGTGATTTGCTTGGAAAAAAGAGAGATCACAAGCAATACGAAAGATATTGCCGTTAAAAGCAATGAGATAATCGAAGCCACCATCTTTGTCCACCTTGTTGTAGTCGTAGTTGTTATCTGTAAATGCTTGGTTAATACTGGGGATGATCTTCTTGCCCATAAATTGTGCTGGATCTTCGCCACGATACAACGGTGGCTTCCAATTGTAGGCAAGGATATCTCCTGGTCGTGTGTCTCCTGAGATTCCTACTAGATACTTACCAACCTCAACGATCTTGGGTGTACTGGTTGCAAGAGTCACGAGATTATCTTCTGTGATCTGTGAGTCTGCTACTAGAACTGCGTAATCAATTCCTTCTATCGCTGCGATTGTTGTCATACTGGAATCATATCAGTCATCGGTGTGTCGTCGCATAGCGACACCTACTGGGCGCTACAATATGAGCCGTGAGGCGAATAAAACCAAAGGGTGCCCCAAAGGGGCACGATGGTACGGTACTGACTGTGCGGCTCCGTCTACCAAGGCTGCCAAAATTTAGGTCTAAACTACCAGACAAATTTGGTACGGATCTACGAGATTTGGGTCCAATACACGTTTGTCCCTGTGGCTCACAAGTCTTTTCTATAATGGCATCCTTTGAAGATCACGAACTAGTCTGGTACTTTCTTGATGGTACCTGTGTTAACTGTGGCAACATCGTCACCGTCCCTTGTCCAGTAGATAAAGATGAGACACAGACTCTCTGAGATTAACGAAGAAGAACGCACAGGATTGTGCACAGTTTGTGGTCCCACCAGAATAAAGATGCGAGATAAGTCTAAGCCTCTGTCTGGTAGATACAGGTGCAATACCGTATACAAGGTCAATCAAATGAAACTACGCTCCCCTTACCACGCATACCGCAAGGACTACTGCGAGCAGTGTAACTTCAGGCCAGTACATATCAGCCAATTAGATGTAGACCACATAGACGGTGACCGCTTTAACAATGACCAGTCAAATCTACAGACACTGTGTGCCAACTGCCATAGGCTCAAGACCCACCTGGCAGATGACTACAACTCAGGGATAAATTAGTTTTATGGCATAAAAAAAGAAGCCCCTCCGAAGAGGGGCCTCTTTCTGCCTCGCATTAGTGGGTTACTTAGACCCACGTCCAAACTCTGTAGCCTTTGGATCCAATGCCTTTAGCAGTGGACCTGCAATAGCAGCAAGACCTGCTGATGCTAAAGCCTTTGGATCTGTCACACCTGCAAGATACAGGGCGATTATTGCTGCAATTCCAGCACGCAAATAAGTTGCTGCAACTGCCTTTAACTTGTTCTTATCCATTGTTACTCCTTTGGACTTGTTGGTTCTTTCTTCTTTGGTAGTGGCTTAATTGCTGCCTTAACCTTTCCGACAACCTTTGGCTTACCCAACCAAGGGAACCAAGGGGAAGTGTCGTCTCCACATCCTTCTTTGATTGAGATGTGAAGATGCTTGTTGTGCTTATTGCTACCTGTGTAAACACGGTCGCCTTCTTTGGCACGATCTGCTGACCAAATCTTGCCCTGGAAAATAAGATACTTAACACGCTTGTCTGCCTTGAGTTGTTGGAACAAAGCAAAGCAATCAATGCCACCCAACTTATCGTGGGTTAGATCAACACCATATCCAGTATTGTGATCTGAATTAGGATTCTGATGGATGTGTGCCTTGCTCGGCAATAGTCCATCCGAAGCCTTCTTGCGTAGTGGACATATCGCTGTGGCTTGTCGAAGGACAGCAATAGCGGCAGGCGTGGCTTTCTTTGCAACAGGTTTCATCTTGATTCATCTTCCTTCTTCTTACTCTTGAGTCCATTAGCAGATACGATTCCTGCCAGGGTTCCAGTGAGGAACACAGTCAGGGTAGATACAAGTTCAATAAAGGCTGCATCATTAGGTGCTTGCTTCATTGGTTGTGTTACAAATACCAATGCCCATAGCAGGGCAAAGACTGAGCCAGCAAATACCAACGCTAATATGATGCCAATAATGACAATCAATCTAGCGTGTAGTTCTTCTGGGGTATATCTATTTCTTGCCATCAAATACCTCTGGTAATAAGTCGGAGGAACAGGTGCCAGTTACTTCACATTGCGGAGGGTTACACTCAGGCTTTTCCCAGTTCTCAAACTCTTGGCACGGGTATCTAACCCAGCCCTGATAACCGCAACCGCTAAGAGTTATTGCGAGAAAGAAGGATGCGATAAATTTCTTCAACTTGTCGCTCCAATCTTGTAACCGAATCCTTTAATGAACTACCAGAGTTTGGCTTGAGTTCATTAAGGTAATGCTTAACCAACCAGCGCACTGCTGCAGTAAAACCACCGATGATTGTGCATACTGCAACAGCAACTGTTGCGTAGTCTTGTGCCTGCATTAGACCGTCCTAATGGTTACTAGGAGCGTTCCTCCGTAGCCAGAGAATCGCTTATCCGAAGGGGTAGCATTTCTAAAGTCCATCTCTTCGATAAGTCCAATGTAGGATTCACCAGTTCTAAAGTCTTCAACGCGGATAGTGTCACCTACGTTTTCAATGTTTTCTAATTGGCTCATACGATCATAGGCAGAACCCTCAAATCCAACCTCTACTCCGAAGTGATCTGATTCGTGGTCGTAGCAAGACAATGGATACTGAATCAATCGCTGACGTGGAATAGCAGGCAAAGCCTTGATCTGATAACCAGTAAACAACGGACCCTTAGAACTATCAGTAGATGAACGAGTCAGAGTGAACTGGAAGCCAAGGTATTCTTGTGATGCCTGTGGATAATTGATGTTAACTTCTGGAACAGATGCCTCTTGTGCAAAGGTACCAATGCGGAAGTAGTTGTCGGCATAATCAATGGAGTCAATGTTTAGTCCACCATTAGCAGTATCTATACGAGCCTGAAGCAACTTAAAGATCTTGAGTTCTAGTGTGTTGTATCGGACGTAACCTGTACGTAAGAATCCTTCTGCCAATAAGGTAGATGCTGATTCAATATAGATATCACCATTGGTGCCATTGCCAGCGTTACAAAATGCTAAACGGTTGGTGTCACCAAGGAAAGCACAGGCTGTGGTGTGGTGGCCTAGCGTATCTGCTGGGTCATATAAGTCATAGGCATAAGGGAACTGAAGGTTACCTAATGGTTGACCCATATCTACACGAGTCACACCGACCTGACCATCAACGCCAGAGGCAGCCCAGATGTATCTATCACGGAAACTAAAGTCATAGACTGGTTGAGTCGATTCAAAGATTAAAGCACCGTACGTAATAGACCCATCTAACTGACTTGCATCTGCCATACGCATACCTTGGCTAGTTCCAATAGCCATATTGCCAAGGTAGTAAGCAATTCTAAATACAATCTCACCTACTGGTAGTTCTGCTGCAGTGATAGCACTGGTCAAGGTAGGCATAGCACCAGCAGTAGACAAGGTAAACTTGTAGATGTTGGACTGGATACCTGAGTAGCCTGCAATATAGATAGCAGCACCACTTGAAGTAATGCTAGTAAAGATGTGGTCTGGGTCATTGTGTGTATAGACCGCAGCAGGTAGTGATGTTGCAGTGCTGGAGAACTCGTAGACCTTATCGTTGACACACATTACGATACGCTCTTTGGTGTATTCCATAACAGCGTTTGCTACAACGATTCCAGTAGCATTAAACATTAGAGTTTCTGCAACGCTTGAATCATCTGATAGTAACTTCTTGTACACGTGGATCTTGTTTGCTCCACCTGCAGTCTTATTGGTTACCCAATAGGCATAGACACCATCATCACAGATAGCAAAGACAGGCTCATCTGCTCCTGATGTGTAATCAATAAAGTGAATAACTTCTGCAACACCTGTACCTACTGGAGATACAGCAGTTGATGCAACGTTAGTTGCAGTCTTAGCATAGGTAAAGGTAGTGGTCGTTGGTACGCCAGTAATGCGGTAGGTACCATTGAAGGTAGCATCCACGCCAGTGATAACGATTTCCATACCAGTACATAGGCCGTGTACTGCAGTAGTAGTTAGTGTTGCTACGTTAGAAGTCAAAGCCTTGTTGTTAATAGATACTGTGATCTTTGGGAAGACCTTATCTACATCGTACTCATCGGCTAACAAAATACCATCATACTTAATGCTGTTCTTAGTCCATTGGATAGAACGTGCATACTGCCAAGGACGTCCATTGGCTTGAATGCCACCAGTAGTTAAATGCTGTGCATCACAAGACTTGAGCAGTGTTGCCTGTCCCTTAGTCCAGACATCAATACCTTTGGACTCTGTGTACTGGAAGCGAAGCGACTCATCCTGGATAGGTTCAAAGAACTTGATGCCTTGTCCATAGTGGAAAGAAGATTGGCTACGCACCCACCAACCAGTCAGTGTCTGCTCGCCAGGCTCACGGCTCTGGTCAATCTGTTGCTTGCGATACTGCGCTGTTACGCGACGATATGGTGCATCGTCAGAGTTCAACAGAAAGAACGGCAGACCTGCGATTGCTATATCGTAGGCTTCACCTGTTGCTGAGTAATTAGTGGCACCTGCTGGATTGGAAAGGGTATAGACCAGTCCCTCGGTAATGTCGTCGCCATAGGGCATTGATTACTCCTTGATTGATTGGGTTTGTCGCATAAAAGTAGAGTAGTTTAGCCACGTACTCAGGTGGTAATGCTTATTAAGTTTTACTTATATTCTTTCTTGTGCCACCACAATTTCTTATAGCGGTCAAAGAATGTTCTGCCAAACTTATGTAAATCAGAATTAAATTTGTTTCTTTCTTTTTCTCCACCTAAAATAGATTCCCAGGCTTCACGCTTAAATGGAATAATTTGAAGAAACGGTGTGCCTGCAGGAATCAAGCCCTCAAAATTTGGATCACGTAATTTCAAAAACATATTAAAAGGAATAGAGAAATCATCAGTATCTACAATCCCACTAGCGCAAGTAATCGGGCCTAGTTCGTGGTGTTGCGGTTCCATTACCATAATGGACCAACCTTTAGGAGTTTTAATACTCCAAGGGATGTTGATTCTTACTGCATAATTTATATCTCTAGAGTAAGGATGGTTTTGAAATTGCTCGATAGCCTGAAATACTATTGCATCATTTGATCCCCATTGAAAATGAGGGCCTTCTGGAGTTTGACGGATATAGATGTCATAAGGTGTTTCCATAATGTAACCTGCAGTCATCATATCCCAAACTGGCATACATCTTTTGACGGTTGCATATGGTATTCCTACTAAAGAAGGTTCCTTTTTGTTATCAGGATTATTGTAAGACTTTGCATCTTTATACCATTGAGGTATGTACTCTTTAGCAGGTTTAGGCTTTTCTAAAACACCGTCAGGATTGTGAATATCAGTAAAGATAATTTTCATAGCACCTCCTATAATTTACTTAGAGGGTACTGTATCCAAATCCCAAACGCAAGTTTCTTCATTAAGCGTCCAGTCAAGGACTCTTCCTGATTCAAAGGTAATTGGTTCAGGCTTAGGAGGTATAAAGGCATCACGGTTTTCATCATAAGTGTAACCAACGCCTGCAAAATTCTTTCTTAAAGGTGTCCCACCTGTTAGATGAATACCTTCCTTAGTGTTGTAAGATGTTTTAAGCCATCTTCCACCAAGATTATCTAGTAACCATTGGTAACCTTCATCACCATTTGGATCATTAGAGTCAGTAACTAAAACTCGAACAACAGAATTGTTCTCATCAACCTCTGCCCAATGTGCCATTAGTCTACCTGCGCTTTCGTATAACGGAAAATAACAACACCAGAACCACCATTACCTGCAGCAACAGTTCCGCCGCTTTGACCAACAGATACGCCACCCGAAGCACCACCAGTATTTGCAGGAGAGTTAGAAGAACTTGCGCTTTGAGCGCCAGCAGTTCCACCACCTGAGCCACCTAATCCAGCACCAGAACCACCACCTGAGTAGCCACCGCCACCGCCAGCAAAGTAATAAGTTCCGCCTACGTTTTCACCTAATCCTGTTACTGAACCCCAACTGCTAAAGGAAGAACTGCCAATGCCGCCATCTGGTCTTGCCTGTGTTGCAAAATCTATACCTTGAGCGCCTGCACCACCGCCGCCTTGAGAAGTTCTAACATTTGTTCCACAGGTATTTCCGCCTCTGTTTCCTTGTCCCGATGTTCCATTAGCAGGTGCAACGCGAACATTTCCAGAGCCGTAATTTTGATAGATATATCCGCCTCGACCTGAACCAGTTCCACCACCCAATGCAGTTGTATAACCTGTGACTTCAGAGTTGCTTCCAGTTCCGCCACCACCAGCACCTACTGTAACCGTAAGTGTAGATGGAGTTATTGTGCTGCTAGAAGAACTTATCAAACCTCCAGCGCCACCGCCATAACCAATATACCATAGAGCAAAACCAGTGCAAGGGTCAACGGAATAACCACCTGAACCACCATTTTGACCACCAGCAACAATTAACACATCAGCGGTTAAATTTGCACCTGAAACTGTTAAATTACCGCTAGATGTAAATGAACGATAGTAGTAAGTAGCATCTGATGTAAGAGTTCCACCAGTAACTGTAGGTTTAGGAACAGTAGGTGTAATGCTATTAGATGCAGCACTGGCATCTGAGGCTACTCCATAGTTTGTTGTACCAGATACCTTGAATGTGTAAGCAGTACCGTTAGTCAATCCAGATACTGTGATTGGTGATGAGCCAGTTCCTGTTAAAGAACCTGGAGTAGATGTAGCAGTATAGGTAATTGTTCCCTTACCAATGTAAGTAGATGCTGTGTATGCAACTGTTGCTGACGCATTACCTGCAGTTGCAGTACCAATGGTAGGTGTGGTTGGCTTCTTACCGCCAGAAGGTGGATTGCCTACAATTCTCATACAGATAAATCTCCTACAATTAAGAATGTATTAGTTGCAATACAGATAATTGTTGCTGATGAATACTTGGTACGAAGCACATTTCCTGGTGTTGCACGTAAAACTGTGGTGCCATCTGAACCAATAGTTACTAGTCCATCACCTAGAGATGTCACGTTAATTTGCTGGCCTACAGTAAAGACTCCATTAGGCACAGTAATAGTTGCAGCAGATGCACTAGTAACTGTAATTAACTTATTAACATCTGATGCAATCAGTGTGTAAGAAGCAGTCTTAGCATTAAGAGTTAAATCTGTAGGTGTTGGAGTTGCCCATTTGACTCCTAGTGTCTGTGTTGAGTCTGCAGTCAAAACCTGTCCGTTGGTTCCAACGGCAAGGTTATCCACAACCCCAGATGAGGCACCAACGAGTAAATCTGCCTTGGCAGTTACTACTGACTCAGGTACTGCAGCATCTGCTGTGGCTACTCCTGCTGTATAGAAGTTAAGATCAGCACTAGTAAGAACGTGTTTGACCGTCGCACCACCACTGTGTGAAATAGCAGAGGTGCCTGCTTGGCCACGAACAATGGTAAAGGTGTCGCTGGACACCGCAGTGATGTAAACAATTTCTTCGTTCTGTGTATCTACATCTAGCGCCACTGTAAAGATATCTGTATTACCAGCAGCAAGAGTCACACCACCCATAAGGGCAGAGCCTGTACCAGCAGCAACTGTCATTGATGTTGCACTGTTAGAGATTCCCGAAGCCAACGTTGTTTCAACGCTGATGGACGAATACTTACGAGTCATTGGTTTTCCTTACCTAGCGGGTGTAGTGAATACGAATTGGATACTTGTCTGCCAACTTCAACGCTTCTTCATTGAGACGCTGTTGATAGAGAGCAAAGATATAACGTGAGGCTGCAACGCCTGCAGATGATGGCAACTTAGAATCGTTTAGATCTGACTCAGCCGAAGTGAGATTGATTCGTCCAGCGTCAAGATAAGATAGTAATTTGTATGATGCGCCGAGGACGACAACATCCTTACAAGAATCTGGTAAACCAGTAACGTCAGCAAAATCATCTGTGTTTGCGTCAAGAGTGTTCGGCGTGGCGGTGTACCAAACTTGAATTGTACGACCAGGTTGTACGTTCTCATAGATATTGATTGTATTCTGTGTGTTAAATGTAGCAGAATTTGCCATACCATCTAAGCGCCAGCGATTAACTGGTAGCCATTCTTGGCTAGAACCAGTAGTCTGCCAAGAGATAAATAGAACATCTTCGCAATCATCAGGTAGTGGATATGTTACTTGAGATGCATTAAATGTAAATGTATAAGCATTAGCAATCCAGAGTTTAGGATAAAAACTGTTGATTGTATCGTTGATAGCCTTCTTAATAGAGTTACGTGGGAAGGTTGGAGATAGGGTTACTGGGGCATACTGTGAGTGAGGCGATGCTGTTGTTCCCTGATACCCACGACCAAAACCTGGGATAACATTTAACTGGCTGTTTGCCTTATCAAAAGAATCAATCCAAATAAGTTCATCATCAATTTCGATAATACCTTTGGCTAGGTTAGAAGATGAACCAACGGTAATTTCAGTGCTGGTAGTAGTTAAACCAGCAGGGTTAGCAACATAAGTGATGCGGTCTTGGCGTAGTGCATAACCTTGTAGGTTAGCCTTTACCTCGTCCACCATTTCGTTGAGTGTTGGCATTATTTCCTTTCATACCAGCCATCTCCCCATAGAGTAAGGAGTCTTGCAAAGTATTGTTCGTATTGTGGTGCGATAGCATCCAAGGAATACAAGGACACTGCTCGCTTATGTATTGCTACTGGGTCTAAACTCTTAACCCACTCTGTTGCTACTGCAAACTCCATTGCATTTCTACAACGGTATCCAGTAACACCTTGTGGATTAGTTTCTGTGAACGCTCCCCAGTCTGTGGTAATCGTTGGAGTTCCACAGGCCTGTGCTTCGATAACAACGTTACCGAAAGGTTCTATGTATAGCGTTGGGGCGAATAAAGCGATAGCACCGCCCATTAACTTTGCTCGCTCTTCAGGACCTACTGGTCCCACCCATTCGCCATACTCGACTTTAGGATCTTTGCCAGGACCTGCAAGGATAAGTTTCAAACCCATCTCTTTGCATACGTGCTGGGCAATCCCAATACCTTTGCGATCTACCATACGTCCTACGTATAGGTAGTAATCTTCTTTCTTCTCTTGCAGCGGAAACATCTCTGGTTCTAAGTAACCAGGAATAACCGCATCATAGAAGTTGCCGTCTACCAGCGTTGGGTTCTTAAACATTGCATAGATGCTATGCATCCAAGCGTATGATTCAAAGACCTTGTACTTGCTAAAGACTCCACCGTAACCCACACCAAACTCTACGCTGATGTGGTTTGGGTAAGCCTTAGCAATTGGTTCCTGTGATGCTCCACCAATAAGACAGATAAAGTCTTTCTTCTCTAGGCGCTTGCCTAGTTCTTCAACAGCCTTGCCGTTAAAGATCTGCCAGTGTGGTAGTTCATTATTAAACTCAGCCTCTGTAAAGTGTTTACCTGCTAGAGCCTCTTGCTGTTGCTCTTTAGTAATACAAGTAATCAGTTCATCTACTGGTGCTTCGTTATCTTCACTAGCATAGAGATAGACCGTATGGCCTAACCCTTTCATCATCATACAAAAGCGTCTGACCTTTTCGGTATAGGCGCAGTTGACGTAATCTTTAGTTGTCTGTGTGTGAGGTAGGCTAATAACGTGAAATCTCATACGAGAATCTTACGCTGAAAGATCCCCAACTAACGCCCAAGTATCGGTTCCGCGCTTGATGAGTGTTGCAGATGACCACTGGGTACGTAACTTTAGACCAGGTGTTGCGTTGATAGTAACGCCACCTGTAGCCACAATTGTAGTTTGACCTGCTCCAGTTTGAAGAACGTTGACCTGTGTACCTATGCCAAACGCTACAGTTGAGTTCAACGGAACTGTTAGGTTGTTTGCTGTGCCTACGCCCATTTCAATTAACTTGCTTGCATCAGATAGAACTAAAGTATATGAAGCAGTCTGTGCGTTAATAGTTAGCGAAGGATCTCCGCTAGGTCCAGTAGAACCAGTTGCACCAGTTGGACCAGTTGCACCTGCTGGACCTGTTGGTCCAGTAGCACCTATCGGTCCAGTCGCTCCAACAGGACCAGTAGCCCCAATAGGGCCAGTGGCACCAGTAACACCAGTAGGTCCAACATCACCTGTAACTCCTTGCGGTCCCGTTGCACCTACTGGGCCTGTTGCACCAGCAGGTCCAGTTGGACCAATATCTCCTGTAACACCTTGAGAACCTGTTGCTCCAACGGGTCCTGTAGCCCCTGCGGGGCCTGTAGCGCCTGTTACACCTGTGGGTCCGACGTCTCCAGTCACACCCTGTGGGCCTGTGGCTCCTACTGGGCCAGTAGCACCTACTGGGCCAGTGGCTCCTGTCGCTCCTGTTACCCCTGTTGGGCCTGTGTCACCTGTGGCACCTTGTGGGCCAGTCGCTCCTGCAGGTCCTGTCGGACCCGTTGCTCCTGTCGTTCCAGTTGCTCCAACTGGTCCCGTAGGTCCAGTAACTCCCGTGACTCCTGTAGCGCCAACAGGTCCTGTTGCACCTGTTGCTCCCGCTGGACCCGTAGGGCCTGTAAGTCCTGTGGTTCCCGTGGCTCCAACAGGACCAGTGGCACCCGTCGGGCCAGTCGGTCCAGTACTTCCTGTATCACCTGTTGCTCCTGTCGTACCTGTCGCACCTGTTGCGCCAGTAGGTCCCGTCGAACCTGTAGCACCGCCAGGGCCAGTAGGCCCTGCTGGTCCAGTTGGACCTGTTGCGCCAATACCACCCTGTGGACCTTGATCCTGGGAAAGTTCTACACCAACCTGTGGTGTGATGTTTTCAATAACAATAATTGTGGTCAAGTTGTCACCGCCCCTGTCACTACAAACTTGCCTTCTAAGATACGAGTGACTTCTGCACCAGAATCTAATACTAGATCGTAAGAGTAACGACCTGCTGCAATGTTTCCAGTGGTCGTTGCATCAATAGTCACGTTGATACGTCCTGTCAGTGCGGTAAGAACCATACGACCATTGGCAGTAGATGCAACTACAGTTGTAGTTTGAGCACCAACGAATGGTCGAACAGTCATAGTTCCTGTGTAGCCAGTTAGATCCCAAGGCGTTGAATCGTTTTTGATCTGAAACTGGAAATTAAATGTAGTTGCTTGGTCACAGACCAAGTTATATTTAGCACTCAAGATGACACCGCTCTGAGAGCCTGCGCTGCAGGTAGTTGAAAAGTACCAGCGATGAGATTACATACGCCGTTGTAATCAAGACGATTATCGTTAGACGTACCCGCAATCGCATTTAGAACCCCCACTGTGTCTGTTAAGTTTGTTGTTACTGAGCGCTGTGCTGCCCATTGACGGGCAGCCAACGCTTCATCAACCATTGCTCCTGGTGCTCTATAGGTGCCACCATTAGCCAAACGATTAAGTTCATCTAATAACGTTGTGCCGTATTGTCCTAGTGCCACCTATATCTCCTACTTCTTCTTAGTTCTCTTGACTGCAGCGTTATCTACTAGATTGGGATATGGTCGTCCCGCTGCTTTGGCTCTTGCCTTTGCCTGCTTCTTTTGCTCTGGCGTTAAAGGCTTTGACTTCTTATTGGGATTCTTTGTATCCCAGAATGCTGCTTTCTTTTTCATTTGCAACTACAATCCCAAGCACGAAGTGACTTGTTGATTCTTGAGTTTGGATCTCTAGCAGTCTTACTAGAAGTGTTCTTTGCTTTCATCCCGCACATACGACCGCAGAAAGACTTACGTCGTCCTGCTGCCTTGGGAGACTTAGCAGCCTCAGCCTTCTTGACTGGAGGCTTAAGGTTCATCCCCTGCGCTTTGGCAGAGGCACGACCTTTTGCGTTGAGGCCACCCTTTGGGTTCTTGCCCTCTGCTCTTTGCCACGCTGGAGATTTAGCCATTACTTCTTCTTGCCCATTTTCTTCTT